AGAAATTCTAAGTTGATTGAGGTCTTCAGAGATGATGTTGTAGACTTAGGTTTCAAGACAGTCGGTGCAGAAATCATGAAATCAGTTGTGGATGTTGAAAAGGTTGATGCAATAAAAGATGTCAATCCTGATGAACTGTTCAAGAAAGCAGCAGAATATGGTGACAGTGAATTGAAGAAATCTAATGAAGAAGCACCTGAAGATGCTGTTGTTGATAGTTTTATTGGTTTACTTAATGTATTTGCAAATGGGTTAAAGAATTAAGAAAGGTTAAAAAGGTGAATGAAATGGCTAATAATGTATGGGAACAGTTTGATAAGGAAATAGACTTAGAAGGTCTACAGAAGGATATCAAAGACAGTGAAGAAAATAATGGACAGGGTAACTACAAAGAAGTGCCACATGGTAACTATGAAGTAGCTATCACTAAATTGGAATTAGCAGCATCAAAGAAAGGTGACCCAATGGTTAAGGTTTGGTTCAAGATCTTAACTGGTGAATATAAGAATTCATTATTATTCATGAATCAGGTTATCAATCAGGGATTCCAGGTGCATATCGTGAATGACTTTCTTAAGTCATTAGACAGTTCAATTGAACCAATTCAGTTTGAATCCTATTCACAGTACGGTTCAATGCTTATTGATGTGTTTGAAGACATCAACGGTCATTTAGAATATGCGCTTGAATATGGTGAAAACAAAGGATTCAACACATTCAAGATTACTGAAGTATTTGAAGTAGAGTAGCAAGCGGTGTGGAAGGTGCACTTGGCACCTTCTGATGCACCTGAAAGGATGAAATATATGATTTTCTACGATTTTGAAACATTCAAGTATGATTGGCTGGTTGTGCTGCAAAATCCAGTAGCAAAGACTGAAACAATCATTCACAATGACCCTGAAAAGCTTAAGAAGTTCTATGAAGAAAATGTGAATGATGTATGGGTTGGATTCAACAGTACACATTATGATCAGTACATTCTTAAGGGTATCTCGTGTGATTTCGACCCTAAAGAAATAAATGACTTCATTATTGCTGAAGGCAATGACGGATGGCAGTATTCAAGACTGTTCAGAAACATTCCGTTTAACAACTATGATGTCATGCCTAATCCACCAGTTGGGTTGAAGACGCTTGAAGGCTTCATGGGCTTGAACATCAAAGAAACTGATGTGCCTTTTGATATTGATAGACCCTTAACTGAACAAGAACTACAAATGACAATTGAATATTGTAGGCATGACGTAGAATCAACGATCATGGTCTTCATGAACACGTTTGATGTTTACAACGCTACTATGGGTATCATCAAGAACTACAACTTACCATTATCTGATCTCACATTATCTGAATCAAGAATCACCGCAAAGGTCTTAGGTTGTCATAAACATGATTATGGTGATGAATTCAATTATGAGATTCTACCATGTATCAGATTAAGCAAATACAAGTATGTTCAGGAATGGTTTGAAAGTGCACTTGAAGATACAAAGAAGATTACTGATTCACCCGTAGGAAGCTATGAATTCAATAGAACATTCTATTCTAGGAAGCTTGAAACAATGGTTGCTGGTATTCCTCATACTTTTGGATTTGGCGGACTGCATGGCGCAACTGCTGAACCATGTCACAAGAAGGGATTGATTCTACATGTAGACGTTAACAACTACTACCCATCACTTTTAATTGCACATGGCTACGTTACACGATCAGCTACAAACAATCAGTACCAGGAAGTGTATAAGACACGTAAAGCGTTAAAGTTCAAACAAAGACATGCAGCATCTAAGGAAGAAGCTAAGAAGTACAAGAAAGCACAGTTGCCTTACAAGAAAATGCTGAATGCGCTTAGTGGTGCCATGAAGGATAAGAACAATTCAGCGTATGACCCAAGAAACAACAACATTATGTGTATCAATGGTCAGCTTATGCTTCTTGATCTCATTGAAAAACTTGAAGTTATTCCTGGATTTGAACTCATTCAGTCAAACACTGATGGGCTAATAGTTCAGATACCTGACACTGATGAAGCTTTTGATGCAGTAGATGACATTTGTTATGAGTGGGAATGTAGATGTTCCACTGATCAGTGTGATATCAAGCTTGAACTTGATGTTATCAGTGAAATCTATCAGAAGGATGTCAACAACTACATTTGGATTGATGAAGACGGTGGACTTGAACGAAAGGGTGCATATGTTAAGTCATTAAGTGCACTTGACTATGACTTGCCAATTGTCAATGAAGCATTAGTTGAGTATTTTGCACACGGTACAAGGGTTGAAACAACTATCAACACATGTGATGAATTAATCAAGTTTCAGAAGATTGTCAAGCTGTCCAACAAGTACAAATGGGTGGAACATGAACACTGCAACCCTATCATGAAGGTTACTGGTGTACGTGTTAAGAAAGAACACTACTTCTACCCATACACAAAACGCTACAGCTACAAATGCTACAGGGTGTTTGCTTCCAGTGATCTTGAAGATGGAAGATTACTAAAATGCGGTGGTGCAAGAGGTAAACCTGAAAAATTCGGTAATACACCTGAACACTGCTTCATTGACAATGATGATGTAAGAACTGCAGCTTGTCCTGATAAGCTGGATAAGCAGTGGTACATCAATCTTGCTATTAAACGATTGAAAGATTTTGGTGTTGATTATGTGTGATTATGAAAGCAATGAAAATGTAATCAAGTTTAATTATTACGTTGATGGAAACAATGGAACTATCACATTGCATATGGATCCATTCTTTGAAAGCATCAGCATTACCAAGTTCAGGAAATGGATGAAGGTGATGAAACGTGGTGATTTTGGTGAAACCAACGCAATCTTGTTAGCACTTGATTTTCAAAGATACATTCCTGAAAAGATTAATGAACTTGAAAAAAGATTCAGCGTGTACAGATTTTATTATTCAAAGTATGTGACAAAAAGAAGTGAATTGGAAAGCATTGTGAAAACTGGTAAATACCCAGTTGGAACACGTGTATCAAAAAGTGAATTAGAAGCTAGTAAGAATCAGCTAAGTTACATTAAAGAAAATATCAAGGATATTGAAAAGAAAGCCAAAGCAAAGAGTAAGAAACGTCAAACGCTTCTGAAATGCAAGGCTGAAACTGACAAGTTCCTTGAAGAAAGGAAACAACAAGTATGTTTTTTAAAGGGTATGTAGAAACCAACAATAAGAAATGTATTGAAAAATTCAAGAATAGAACTGACTTCAAAAACTATGATCAGGTAAAACATCTTGAAGAATATGCTGGTATTCTTGCTGATGAAACTGTACTTGTTGACATTGATGATTTTGAAGAGAGTGAAATTCTATTCAAAATTGTCAAAGACCTGGATATACGCTGTAGAGTCTACAAGACAACACGTGGTAAACACTTTCTATTCGTTAACAATGAAATGCTGAATGGTAATAGAACAAACGCTATGCTTGCTATTGGTATCCATGCTGATATCAAAATTGGACTTAAGAACAGCTACTCAGTTCTTAAGTTCAAGGGCAAGGAACGTGAAATCTTGTATGACACTGCTGAGAATGAAGTATCTGAGACAATTCCTAAGTGGCTGCTTCCAGTGAAATCTTCAATGGTCTTCAAGGACATGAAAAAGGGTGACGGTAGAAATCAATCATTATTCAATTACATCCTTACACTTCAGGCTAATGACTTCAGTGTTGAAGAATCACGTGAATGCTTGAGGATCATCAACAAGTATGTTCTGACTGACTCACTGAGTGACGGTGAACTTGAAGTTGTGTTCCGTGATGATGCATTTAAAAAGAAATCATTCTTCAAGGGTAACAGCTTCCTGTTTGATAAGTTTGCAGTGTTTCTTAAGAACAATCATCACATCATCAAGATTAACAATCAGCTGCATCTTTTCAAGGACGGTATCTACGTGAGCGGTCAGGACAACATTGAAGCAGCCATGATTCAGCACATACCAAGTCTCAACAGAGCAAAACGTACTGAAGTAATGGCTTACCTTGATATTCTTATCAGGGATAATACACAACCTACTGATGCTTCACTCATAGCGTTCAGGAACGGTATATATGACATCATCAATGATGCATTCATACCGTTCAGTCCTGAACACATCATTACAAACAAGATTGGATGGGATTATAACCCTAATGCCTATTATGAACTTACTGACAACGTGCTTAACAAGTTAGCTTGTCAGGATAAGGAAATCAGAGCACTGCTTGAAGAATGCATTGGCTATACATTCTTCAGAAGAAATGAACTTGGCAAGTTCTTCATTCTTACTGGTGAGGGGTCAAACGGTAAATCAACATTCCTGGCTATGATCAAGACAATTCTCGGTGACATCAACACTTCAGCGCTTGATCTTAAGGAACTGAGTGAAAGATTCAAGACAGCTGAACTGTTTGGTAAGCTTGCAAACATTGGTGATGATATCGGTGATGACTTTGTAACCAATACTGGTGTACTTAAGAAGCTTGTAACAGGTGACCGCTTGAACGTTGAAAGAAAAGGTCAGAATCCTTTTGACTTCAACAACTATTCAAAGTTGCTGTTCAGTGCCAACAGCATTCCCCGCATGGGTAAGGGCAAGGATACTGCAGCCATTCTTAGAAGAATCATTATCATTCCTTTCAACGCTAGATTCACCAAGGATGATGCTGACTATGATCCATTCATCAAGTACAAGCTAACAAGTCAGCAGTCAATTGAATATCTGATACAGTTGGGGATTCAAGGACTTAAAAGAATTCTGATTAATCAGCAGTTCACTGAAAGTACAAAAGTTAAGAAAGAGATTGAAGAATATGAAGAAAGCAACAATCCTATCATCTTATTCTTCAAAGAGACACCTATCACTGACATTCAAAGAAACACAACAAACAGTGTTTACACAATGTATCAGGAATTTTGTATCAGGAATAAAGTACAGCCTATTTCAAAGATTACATTCAGCAAACAGGTGAACAGCTACTTTGGTTTCAAGGTAGTTGACAAGAAAATCAACAGCAAGAAGTGTAGAGTATTTGAAAAGGTATGAAGCTAAGAAAGTACATCATTCTACACCCTGAACCTTCATATAACCTTCAGATATGTCAGAAGATTGATTGCAACTACCTTGTATTACAGGAAATAGCAAACTGTACTGACCTGAAGCAGTACCTGAATTATGAGGTTATAGACAAACATCTTGGATATCTCACAATTGCTTTTTGCAGTAAAATGCCAAAACAAAAGAAGCTACACAGGAATGCCTTAAGAGATGACAGGATTGAATTCTTGTTTGATCAGGGGCTAACAAGAAAACAAATAGCTGAAAAGCTTAAATTGACATATGGCATTGTGAACATGGTTGTAAGAAAAAGAAAAGGCATAATGAAAAAATGAAAAAGGCTATATGGGGTAAATACAAATAAAGAAAACTTAATTGCTGGTACCTAGGAATACATGACACATAAAGCTAGAAGCGGTTTTAATTGTTATTTTTTTCTTAGTCCATCCATTTGATAACTAGTCATGTGTTCCTACGTACCAGCAATTGTCAGTATTCAGAAAGGAATTACAGTATGTATTTTTTAATATTAATCATTGTTATTGTTATTGATATCATCCTGAACCTGAACTTGATCATGATGTACAACAAACAGGACAGGTCTAATGTTTCAATGAAGTGCATAATGGCACTAAACAAGATAATGAAGGACATCAGAACTGAACGTGATTTAGCTAAACCATACTATGACAACAACCATGAAAGGTATGTTGCAATGGATGAAGCGTACATGATCATAAAAAGAAGACTGGATGAAGAAGGTATAAAGATATATGAAAAATAAGGACAGCATGAATGCATTCATGAAAAATCTTAAGTGCTACAGGTGTGATCAGATGTTTGACATCATGAAGTTCTTCAAGGAAGAACCTGACACATTCAAGGACTTATGCAAAGACTACCCAATTGAAGATGATTCAATCATCATGATTGAGGTTAAGAAGGAGGGTAAGAAATAATGGAACAAGAGTGGATTAAGGCAATAGCTATTCATTATGGTGCTAATGATAGGGTAAGACTGTTAATGGAAGAGTGCGGCGAACTTACGCAGGCCGCCAATAAAATTCTAAGATACCCTGATAGTGATGAAGCAAGAGCTAATCTGTTGGAAGAAATGGTTGATGTATCAATCATGATTGAGCAGATACGTACACTGTTCAATTACGACGAGCTTGAATGGAATCACATGATGCAATACAAAACCAATCGTGGCAAAAAAAGATTCATGGAAGATGTAGGTACAGCAACTGATGATGCAGAAAAGTGAGGGGTAAAAAAATGACAAAAGAAAAAAACTTTTACGTAGTGTACGCTGATGACGATAATGACCGCATCATATGCTGTGGGAATATCCACGAGGTCGCAAAGTATCTTGGAATAAAAGAGGACTCAGTAAGATTCAGAACGACTACGACATATAGAAAGCGACTTGCAAAGTCACACAATAAGAAATTCAAACGCAAACAGACGATTATAGCAATATGAGAAAGGGGAGAGTAAAAATGAAGATAATAATTGATGTACCAGATGAAATGTATGAAGCTATTAAAAATAGCACTAAGCCATTGTATTACATTGAACATTTGGTTCAAAAGGGAACACCACTTAAAGCGCAAGAGCCAACTATTAAGGATGATTTAACTGATGATTACATGAAGGTAAGAAGATACTTTGATGCAATCGAATACAAAAGAAAAGCAAGGAATGCAGCGGGAATTACAGTACTTGCAATGATTGTTGCAGTAATGATTCTGATAGTACTAATTGCCTTCTGACAAAACATAAAAAATAGCGGTGTTCTGATGGCAGGGTACAGGATAACTGACTTTTAGTCATAATAACTCCGACCTTAATCAAAAATAACTAATAATACTAAAGATTCATTGATCTCTCATTTTAATATTTCTTGAATTTCCCATTGTATAAATATTGTCATCGCATTGTCATATGCCTGTACCCTGCCACCAGGGCATCGCAGAAAAGGAGAAAAAATCAATGAAGAAAAATAAGTATGATCTCGCTGAAGACGTAGCATGGTTGTTAAGCAAGATGGAAAATTGCAAAGGATGTTTCATGAAGAAAGAATGCAAAAGCAATTCTAATGAAGAAAAGGTACTTTGCAGCAACGTGAGTGAACTCACGCAAGTCATAGAGAAAAAATATCTTAGATGAAAAAGGAGCAATAAAGAATACCATTTTTGTCCTATGATGGATATGTATACTGATGAAGGTTTCTACTGTAAGGATGGGAAAAGGAGAGAAGATTAGATTATGCAAATTTTAATTAACGTACCAGATAGAGGATTTTCAGTTGACATAGAGGATAAGTTTCAAGATTTCTTCAAGAGACTTGAAGCAGAGACAGAAGAACATCTTATGACCAACACTGAATTAGTATGTGGAAATTATGAATTAGAAACAATTAAAATGTTCCTAGACGCTTTTAAAGAAATGAGAATTATTCCTAGTAATGCTACTAATGGAGATATGATTAAGGCTATGTTTCCAGATGAATTATTAACAAGTATTACAAGTACATTATGGTGGGGTGACAATATGAGTTTTAACAAAGATTGGTGGAATGAACCATATGAAAGGAAGTGAGGAATAAAAGTATGTATAACATATTACTAAAAGATGGAAAAATTATAGAGGTTAATGCTACTGAAATGGTATGCAGTGAGACATATAGGACAATAAAACTATTTTATGAGGAAAAAATGGTTGCAAGAATCAACATGGATAACATAGTCGGATGGATACATTCAGATTACACAAGTGATTTATAGTAGGGTTCAAGATGGGTTCAAGTAAGTTGGACTATTTGGGGGTTCATCTTGAACTATCTTAGGACTTTTAATGATAGAGAATGAAAAGAAGTGATAGAAGTTGAGAAAATACGGTTCAAGATGAACGCAAAAGTTCAAGATGGGTTCAAGATGAATTCTTTTTAACTTGAACCGCATTTTATACCGATAAACACTACATAAAATAGTCATACGGTTCAAGTAGTTCAAGATGAAATACACTTCTTAATATATAGGAATCCTCAGTGTTGATTCAACAACAATTCTATAATATATAAAGTATAAGAGATTAACTTGAACTACTTGAACCGAGACACAATATAATTGTGAACAATTTAAAATAGACAGGTGATGAAGATGAACAAGGAAATGAAAGAAGCAATAAGAATCGCATCTGAAGATACAGTACTGAACATGATGAAGAACAACATGATCAGGGATAACAAAAGAAGTGCATTTCAGAGAACTGAAACGCTACTGTACAATTACAGAAGCTTCAAGGCAGTTGTGAATGACAAGAATGAAATGATCAAGGAAATCAAGGAATACGGTATCAGGAACAAGTCAATGTCAATTCTTCCAGCAATGAATTCATGTCACGGTGACACATTCAAGATGACTGACAAGGAAAAGGCTGAAGCTAAGATTGCTGAACTTAACGAGTCAGTAAGAGTGACTGAAAACTATATCAGACTAATTGACAATGCACTTAATCTTATCAAGGGTGAACAGTACTATGACATTATTCCAATGAAGTACTTTGAAGGCAGAGATCGTGAGTATATCGCAAGCTATTATCAGTGCAGCCTTGCTACAATCTCACGTGAGAAGAAGAAGCTTATTCACAAACTGCAAATAAGACTGTTCAGTGATGACGTGATCAGGGAGATTCTATTCAGTTAACGCTTGGTAAATGTCACATTAGGTCTTGAAACACTGATTCATCATGTGATATAATGATTATAGTGAGAAATTATAGAAACAGGGTGCTAAGAAATTAGCGCCTTTTTTGTTATCTTAAGAAAGGGGTGAATCTTGCATGAACAAAGATAGACCAGTGTATGCTGATCTGACTGCAAAGCAGCGTAAGCTTATTGACTTGCTGCTAGAAGGCAAGCTTACAAAAGCTGAATGTTACAGGCAAGCATACCCTAACTACAAAGGCGGTGAACCTACAAAAGAAGTACATGTGATGATTAACAACACTAATGGTAAGTTCTATAAGTTTTCCCAAGTTTACAGTGATATGCTTCAGGAAGTCAAGGAACGTACTGAAAAGGAGAAGGAACAGTCAATCTTAAGTGCAGTTGATGTTCTTAAATTCCTGTCTGATGTAGTCACTGAAAAGGAACAGGACACAGTAATAGTTCCACAGGGCGATGGCTGCAGTGAAGTGCAAAGAGTACCAGCGAACATGCGTGATAGAATCAAGGCAGCTGAACTTCTTGGTAAGCATCATGTACTGTTTACTGACAAAGCAAAAATTGAATCTGATGTACCAATTACCATTGTCAATGACATTGGTGATGAAGATGATTAGTAACACACTAGTAACAAAATTAGTGTGTTTTGCTTTATTCTAGGCGAAAGAAAGATATCTAGCGATATATGAACACTAAAAAGGTTTCACTTAAGAAATGCATAGGCAAGGGCTACAACAAGTTTTGGAACTTCAAGGGAAGATACCGAGTAGTTAAAGGTTCACGTGCCAGTAAGAAGTCCACAACTACTGCAATGGATATGATCTATAAGATTATGGCATATCCAGGAAGCAATGGCTTGGTCATTCGTAAGGTAGCACGTACATTACATGATTCATGTTTTGCACAGCTTAAATGGGCTATACATAGACTTGGTGTAGACTCTAAGTGGTCAGTAAAAGAATCACCAATGGAGTTGACATATGTACCAACAGGTCAGAAGATTTACTTCAGGGGGCTTGATGATCCATTGAAGGTAACATCTATTGCAGTGGACAAAGGTATACTATGCTGGCTATGGATAGAAGAAGCCTATGAGATAACAAAAGAAGAAGATTTTGACATGATCAATGAATCAATCCGTGGTGCTATTCCTGATGAATACAAGCAGTATGGATTATTCAAGCAGATAACACTGACACTCAACCCTTGGAACGAACATCACTGGATCAAGGCAAGGTTCTTTGACAACCCTAAGCCAAACACATTAGCCATGACAACCAATTACAAGTGTAATGAATGGCTTGATGAAGATGACTTGGAAATGTTTGAAGAAATGAAGGAACACAATCCAAGACGTTATCGAGTAGCTGGACTTGGTGAATGGGGTATTGTTGATGGTCTAGTATTTGAGAACTGGAAGGAAGAAGCCTTTGACATTGATGAAATACGTGCAATGGACAGTGTGCGTGCACGTTTTGGTCTTGACTTTGGTTATACAAATGACCCTACAGCTTTCTTCTGTGGACTTATTGACACTACCGCCAAGACACTTTGGGTGTTTGATGAAATGTATCAGCGTGGCATGTCCAATGAAAAGATAGCACGTGAGATTACAAACTTGGGATATGCAAAGGAACACATAACTGCTGATTCAGCTGAACCTAAGTCAATATCAAGACTTATTGAACTGGGCTTAAGAAACGTCAAGGCTGCTAAGAAGGGCAAGGACTCAATACATGCTGGTATTGACTTCCTTCAGGATTATACGATTATAATTCATCCAAGATGCGTGAATTTCATTACTGAAATTGGTTCCTACACATGGGATAAAGACAAGTTTGGTAATAAAATCAATAAACCAATAGATGACTTCAACCATTTGATGGATGCAATGCGTTATGCAGTTGAAAAAGACCACACTGAAGGCGGATGGTCATTTAACTAAGAAAGGATGTGATACTGACATGAATAGATTTCATGATTTCTTATATAACTTCTTATTTGAAGAAAAGGTTGATTTAGTCTCAGATAGTGAAGAACTTATCAATGAAATCAATCAATTCCGTTCATCATATCGTAGAATGCTTATGCTTGATGGTGAACGTTATTATGAAGGGATTCATGACATCCTTTCAAAAAAACGTACTGCAATTGGTGAAAACGGTGAACTTATCACCATTGACAACCTGCCAAATGCAAGGATAGTGGACAATCGCTATGCTGAAATGGTTGATCAGAAGAAGAACTACTTGCTAGGACAGCCATTAGTGTTCAAAAGTGACAATGAGAAATACAACAAATTGCTATCTGATACATTCAGCATGGGGTTCATGCGTATGATCAAGAACGTACTGCTTACTTCAATCAACGAAGGCATCAGTTATGTGTATGTTGGCTACAATGAAAAGGGTGAACTTTCATTTACGCCCATGAAGGCTTATGAAGTGGTTCCTATTTGGAAGGATGCTGAACACACAATGCTTGAAAAGGCTATTCGCTTCTATCCAGTAGTACAGCAGTTTAAGAGTACGCAAAAGACAATTGAAAAGATTGAACTGTACAATGAAGACGGTGTATACCGCATGATTTATGATTCAGGAAAGTTGTATGTGGATGAACCACGTTATATGCCATACATCCAGTACACAAGACCTGATGGAAGTGTTGAAGGCTACAACTGGGATAAATTACCAGTGATTCCATTCAAGTACAATTCAAAGGAGATTCCATTGATCAAGAAAACAAAGTCCATCCAGGATGCCATCAATAGAATCATGTCTAACTTTGAAGACAACATGGAAGAAGACGTAAGAAACACAATTCTTGTATTAATCAATTATGATGGTGAAAATCTTGGTGAATTTAGAAGAAATTTAGCTACATACGGTGCAGTCAAGATTAGAAATGATTCTAGCATGGGCGGTGGTGATCTTAAGACACTTCAGGTTGAAGTCAATGCTGATAATTATAAGTCAATTCTTGATATCCTCAATCAGAAGCTGATTGAAAACGCTAGAGGTTATGATGTCAAGAATGCTAACTTAGGTGGTAATCCTAATCAGATGAACATCTTAAGCATGTACAGTGATATTGATCTTGATGCTAATGATATTGAAACTGAATTTCAGGCAGCGTTTGAAGACTTGTTGTGGTTCGTGGATATGCACTACAAGAACATTCACGCTGGTGACTATGAATCAGTACCAGTAACAGTGATCTTCAATCGTGACATGATGGTCAATGAAAGTGAAATCATTGATAATGTCAACAAATCACAGGACTTATCACTTGAAACAAGACTTGCTAACCATCCGTGGGTTGATGATCCGCAGGAAGAAATGGAACGCAAGAAAAAGGAACAGGAAGAAGAACTTGCACGTTCTGACCCATATACTGATATCTTCCCTACTTCTGTTCCTCCTGGTAGGGAAGACATTGATGGGAATGATGAATAATGGGTAATAAGCCTAACAAGATTGAACTACCACCTAGTGAGTATTGGCAAGACAGGTTTGCACAGCTTGAAGATGCACAGCACAATAAAGCAGTGGATTATGACAAGAACCTGTTAAAGCAGTATAGAAGAACTCAAAAGGAAGTTGAAGGAAAAATCAGGGTATGGTATCAGCGTTTTGCTGATAACAATGAAGTTACACTTGCTGATGCTAAGAAGATGCTGAAGAAAAGTGAACTTGCTGAACTGAAATGGAATGTCAACGAATACATCAAATATGGTAAGGAAAACGGTATTGATCAAAAATGGATGAAGGAACTGGAGAACGCTTCAGCTAAATTCCATATTTCAAGACTTGAAGCTATTCAGTTGAATGTTAGAAACAGTATTGAACAGCTGTATGATGGACAGCTTAAAGGCACTAAGAAAGTCCTAGGTGAAATCTACAAGGATGGTGTATATCATTCAGCCTATGAGATTCAAAAGGGCTTGGGTGTTGGGTTCGATACTGCAAGGATTGACCAGAACGAGATTGAAAAGGTACTTGCTAAACCTTGGGCTGTAGATGAAAGGAATTTTAGTGAACGTATTTGGGGTTCTAAGAAGAAGCTAATCAATGAAGTGGAAAATGAATTGACTTCAATGGTTGCTACTGGTAAATCACCTGATAAGTCAATCAAGGTAATCATGAACAAGTTTGGTGTAAGCAGATACAACGCTTCACGCTTGATCATGACTGAATCAGCCTACTTCAATTCACTTGCTACTAAGGATGAACTGAATGAACTAGGTGTTGATCAGTTTGAGATTCTAGCAACGCTTGATTCACGTACTTCTCCTATCTGTAGAGCAATGGATGGTAAGCACTTCAATGTGAAGGATTATCAGGTTGGTGTAACTGCACCACCGTTTCATCCACACTGTAGAACCACAACAGTTCCATATTTTGATGATGAATTTACAGTGGATGAAGTACGTGCTGCAAGAAATGAAGAAGACGGTAGTACATACTATGTTCCTTCTGATATCAAGTACAATGATTGGGAAGAAGCTTTTGTGAATGGTGATCATAAAGGATTCACACCAATTACTGGTGAAAATGGTAAGATTACTTTCAAACGTGATGAACCAACACCTGTAAAAGTTAAACAGAAATTCATTGAAAAAGTTGATAATAAAATCAATCAGTTATATGATGCAGGCAAGGTGGAATACAACCCACCAAAGGTATTGGATGAACCAAGAACTGAACAGGAAATCATTGATTTAATCGGTGGTGGAGATAGAACAGGTGGTTCATGTGCTTCACTTGGGCTATGTTATGCTGGCCAGGTTCATGGTATTGATGTAGTTGACTTTAGAGGCGGTAAGAGTATGGATATTACTGCTATGAAGTTTAACCTGGATAAGATTATGGAAGCAATAGGTGATGAAAACATGCTGAAAGCTACTGCTAGATCTACATTAGCTGCTGCTAATAAGTTACTTAAGCAGGTAGAAGAAGGAAAGCAGTATTACTATGCTGCTGGAAAGCACTGCGCTATTGTTAGAAAAGAAAACGGAAAGCTACAATACCTGGAATTACAAACAACAGATGAAAACGGATGGACTGATTTTGATGGAAACCCTAGATATACATTATCAAGAAGATTTGGGTGCACTTCACGCAATAAGTTCGGACTTGATGAAGATGCAAGAATGATTGAAGTAAGTCATATGAATGACAATGATTTCTTAAAGAACATGCTAGGGTTCATCAATACAGACGTTGATAAACAGAAGAAAGGTGTTGGTGGATATGCTAAATAATGAAGATCTTCATTTTTATAAGAATGATGAAAATGACAAAATTTGGTGGGTTGATACTGACCAAATTGGTCAATGGCTTTTTTCATTCGATAAAAAGAAGATTTATAACATGTATGCGGACTATCCGCATAATATGACAAAAGAAGAAGTAAAAATCTTTGATCAGGAAAATCCTTTTTGGAAAGAGTACTTCAAAGATAGAACACAGTAGGTATGAAAATACCTACTTTTATTTTGGAAAGGGATGATTATATGTCAGAAGGATTAAAACCACACCGCTGTCAATTTTATGAATACAAGGTACAGCATTATAAAGACAAATATACACACTGTATGGTCAAAAAGGTTATTTATAGGTGCATGATATGTGGCAAGACCTATGCTGACAGGTATGATTATGACTATCCAAGGAAACTTAAGCACAAACATCATACAGTGCGTGAACTAAATAAGTTAAACAAAGGGAATTGGTATTGATTCCCTTTTTTAATTGTCTTGGGATGACGTAAAAAGCAACCTAATTCATGTGGATGCAACCCATGTTACAAAAGCGTAGAAAAGGAGAATGAATATGAAACGCAAATTTTTAGAAGATTTAGGACTTGAAAAAGAAACCATTGATAAAATCATGGCTGAAAACGGTAATGACATCAATGCTGAAAAAGCAAAAGTTGCTGATATTCAGGCACAGCTGGATAAATCCAATAAGATCATTGAACAACGTGATGAACAATTAGAGGATCTTAAGAAATCAACTGGTGACGTTGAAGCTATGAAGAATCAGATTGAAACATTACAGAACGCTAATAAGGATGCATTAGCTAAATATCAGGCTGACATCAAGGAATTGAAAGTTAACAACATGATTGAAACTGAATTAGCTAAACATGGTGCTTTAAACACTAGAGCAGTTAAAGCTTTATTAGATATCAACATGGACAATATCAAGGTTAAAGAAGACGGTTCTATTGAAGGTTTAGACTTAGATACACAGTTAAATACATTAATGACTGCTGAAGATTCTAAATTCATGTTCAAGACACCTACAAATAACGGTAATGGTGGTCAGCCATCAGGAATGACACCAGCGCCTACACCTAATGTCAACAACCCACAGGGTGTTGACTTCAATTCAATGTCATATGATCAGTTAACTGCATATATGGCAGCACATCCTGATGTAAAATTAGACTAATAGAAAGAGGTAAAATATTATGGCAATTTTTGATTCAAAATCATTCAACCCTAATGCTTTCAAATACATGGTTGGACATGTTCCAAACTTGAAAATGGCTGAAATTAAAAAGTCACGTGCATTAGTTGGTAACCCTGACATTAAAAATGCATTCAGTTCACAGGGTGGTACTGGATATGCAACAATTGTAGAAAAAGGTTTAGCTGATGGTGATGCAGTAAACTATGATGGTCAGACA